GACGGATGTTCGCAACGGCGAAGGTGACGCTCACGTTTTTACGTCGCAAGAGTTGATAGTCGGTGGCGATGCTTGCGCTCACGAATTAGTGCGCGGCGTGCGCGAGACATTTCCGGGCGCCACGGTGAAGGAGGTCAGGATGATTGAGGAAGAAAAGATTCCGTTCTGATGCTTCGTGATTATCAGCAAAGGACAATCAATGAGCTATATTCGTGGCTTAGTTCAAATCGTGGCCATCCTTGTTTGGTGCTGCCTACAGGATCGGGGAAAAGCCATATCGTCGCGGCGCTATGTAAGGACGCCGTGAAAAATTGGCCTGACACGCGCATTCTAATGCTTACCCATGTCAAAGAGTTGATTGAGCAAAATGCAGAAAAGATGCGCCAGCATTGGCCTAACGCACCGCTTGGGATTTACTCGGCGGGACTGCGCTCGAAGCGATTAGATCAGATCACCTTTGCTGGCATTCAGTCTATACGCAATAAGGCGGCGCTAGTCGGTCACGTTGATTTGGTCATTATCGACGAGTGCCACCTTGTTTCGCACAATCAGGAAGGTGGATACCGAACGCTGATTGACGAGTTGACGCAGATCAATCCGAAGCTACGGGTCATAGGGCTGACGGCCACCCCTTACAGATTGGGCCACGGACTAATCACCGATGCCCCGGCGTTGTTTGCCGATCTAATAGAGCCGGTGAGTATCGAAGAACTAATCTATAAAGGCTACCTCGCGCCGCTGCGGTCGAAGGTGACGGACCTTACGCTTTCGACCGAAGGCGTTCACAAGCGGGGCGGAGAGTTCATCGAGTCCGAACTACAAAAGGCGGTCGATACCGTCGACCAAAACATAAAGATCGTGCGCGAAGCGATTAGGTTGGCTGGCGACAGAAAAGCGTGGTTATTTTTTTGCACTGGCGTAGATCACGCTTATCACATTCGAGACGAGTTGCGAGAACAGGGAATTAGCGCCGAAACAATAACAGGTAAGACGCCCGCCGGGGAGCGTGGCGATATTATTCACAGGTTCAAGTCAGGCGAGATTAGGGCGCTGACGAACGCCAACGTGCTAACCACCGGCTTCGATTATCCCGACATTGACTTGCTCGTTATGGCGCGACCGACTGCGAGTGTGTCTCTATATGTTCAAATGGCAGGCCGCGGTATGCGTCCTAAAAGCCATACAGATCATTGCCTCGTCCTAGACTTTGCTGGTGTGGTGCAGACGCATGGGCCGATCACGGCGGTTGATCCTGGCCGCAAATCAGGCGAAGGCGAAGCGCCGGTAAAGGTCTGCGAGAATTGCGACGAGCTGGTACATATATCGGCCAAGGAATGCCCCGCTTGCGGCGAACCGTTCCCGGAGCCGGAAGCAAAAGACGAAGGCGCGAAGCTCCACGACGACGACATTATGGGCTTGGACGCGTTAGAGATGAACGTGTCGGGATGGTCATGGCGTAAGCATATTAGTCGATCGAGCGGCAAGGAGATGGTCGCCGTGTCGTATTACGGTGCACTGACCGACGATCCGATTATTGAATATTTGCCAATCACGCACGATGGATATGCGGGCCAAAAGGCGCTGCGAACCTTGGGGGCTATAGCGAATAGTGCTGGCGTCGATACAAACGCGGCGGCTGGCCTTGAGGATCTGACATGGCTTATGAACGCCGCGGAGCCGCCGAGCGTTTTGAAATACAAGCGCGACGGCAAATTTTATCGGGTATTGGCAAGGGATTGGTTATGAGGTCAGAACATGAAGAACAACGCGAATTGGTTAAATGGTTTCGGCAGACTTATCGTGGCGTGAAAATATACGCCATCCCGAACGGCGGGCATCGCAATAAGATCGTCGCCGCCAAGCTAAAAGCCGAGGGCGTTTTGCCTGGCGTGTCTGATCTGCACGTTCCGGCTTGGAATTTATGGATTGAAATGAAGCGCGAGAAAGGCGGGAGGCTGTCGCCGGATCAAAAATCGTGGGGCGAATACGTCGAGGCGTTAGGGCATACGTTTATCGTGGGAAACGGCTTTGAGGACGCCCGAAAAAAAATCGAATTATTTTTCGATAAGGGGTTTACAGGTTAAGCCAACTTATATATATTCACATCATAAACAACGCAAACGGAGACGACAGATGACAACTTTCATCGAAACAGACGGCGGCAGGAGCCATTACTTCAAGGGCAAGGCTGGCGATTGCGCCGCCCGCGCTATGGCAATCGCGCTGCAACTTAATTACAAGCAGTGCTACGATGAACTTGCAAAAGCACATAGCGCGAAAACAGGCAAAAAAACAGCGCGTAACGGAATCTACAAAGATGACTTTGACGCGGTTCTTAAGCGCCACGGTTGGGTCTGGCACCCAGCGCCTAAGTTTATCGGGCGCAAGGCGCGCTATAGCGACATGCCCAACGGGCGCATCATTGCACGGATGGCCAGACACTTCACCGCCGTAATAGATGGCGTTGTCCATGACACTTGGGATTGCCGAGACAAGATGGTTTACGGGTACTGGATGGCAGCGGCGCAATAAGCGCCCCTGCCGACCATTGATCTTAAAAAAGGAGAAGACGAATGACCAACACGAAACACACGCCTGGGCAAATGAACAAACTTCTCATTCAAATCGAACGCAAGCACACGCTCGCGGTTAATGCCTTGGCGCGATCACTTAGAAGTGGCCCCAGCACGGCAACGGCGCAGAAGCACCGTGACGACTACGAACGTCATTTTATTGATTTTGACGAAAAGGTCGCCTTGATGCGCTGCCTAATCAAAGGGAGCACAAAACAGAGATGCCGGGAGGTATAGAACAAATGACTTACGCAGAAATTTTGATCGAAGAAATCAAACGCGGCCATATTACATTCCATGCTGCCGCCGACCGCCTTCAAGAATTGTCCTGCATGAGCCGCCGCAAGGCAGAAGAGCTTTTGAAGCCTGCGCGTATCGTGGAAGTGAAGTGAAATTGTTTGTTTTTGGCGTTGTTTTCGCCGGGATCATGGGGCCGATTGTCGTCCTTGGCTGGGCGGTTTTACAATAAAGGTAAACTTATGAAACACGACATTAAAACCATGACTTACTGCAAACCCGGCTCGGCTTGGGACACTTGGCGCAAGGCTGGCGCACGATGGCGCAAGGAAACATGCGCGACAACGCCGGGCGCAACCATCATTGCGGCAAATGCCTATGCCTCGCAAGGCACGGGCGAGAATGAACGCAACGCCCGGAAGCGGGCATTTATTGAAGGTGCAAGCAAATGATCCGCGAAACAATCGTTTTAACCATCATGCTTGCGGGCTTTGTTGCTTGCATGATCGTTTGGTAAAAACCATGAAACACGACCTCGCCCATCTGACGGACGAATATTTGGCTGCTGCTCTTGAAAGCACAAGCGTTGGGCCGGATCACAAGCGCCGCATTAAGTCTGAAATTGATCGCCGTGTTTGGGCCCTTATCTCACAGGCATACGTTGACGGAGCTGAAGAATGCGACGATTGCCTTATGAACCTGACTGAGAGCGATGTTAATTGGTCAGGTTGCGAGTTAGGTCAGAACAATTGGGACACGCCAGAGATGTGTCCGGCGTTTGAGCGAGTGACAATAGAACCCCAAATTAAGCGAGAGGAAAAGACCGATGACGCACCCGAATGACCGAACCAGCACCGTTGACGCTGAGGAAGTTATGCGCTTGCGGACGGTGATCGCGGAACAGCACGACGAAATCGAACGGCTGCGGGCTGAACGCGACGAACTGGCGGCGACGTTGCGGGAGATTGAAAGGTTTGGTCACGGCGATGGGCACGGTCGCGGGTACACTTGCGCCAACGTTGCACAAGCCGCCCTCGCCAAGCTGGAAGGCAGAAAACATGAGACACCCCCACCCGCCGCTGCGGAAATGGGTGGGCGGAAACCCCAGGAAAAGGACGTTTGAAAATGAAAGCAAAGAAAGATCAGACCATAGCGGCATTCGTTGTTCTGCTGCTTTTAGTCTTGGCAGTTGCCTCCGTCGCTTTGGCGGTTGCATGGGAGATTGGTAAAGCGGTAGCCGTCTGGAAATGGATTGTGAGTTAACCCCGATAACAAGCGGAGATAGATCGATGAAACTCAATGTCGGAAAACACGTCAAGGTCCACCTCCCAGGCGAGTGGCCGTTTGCCATTGTGACGGCTGTTCACCACGAAACCGTGATCCAAGCGCGGATCGACAGTCACCTTGTATCCGGCCTGCACGACTTCGCGTTCGGTGATGTGCTGACGTTTCAGTATCGCGGGACGCCGCAGATGCCGGAGCACGCCGCCTGGGAAGTCGCACCGGCTTGGGAGCAGATGCCGACAGGGCCTCGCGAAACCGACGCGCAGCCTGCCCTTTCTCACCCGTAAACGAGCCCATGCGAAATTTTCGACGCCACCTTCTAACAACCACGTGGACGCCGTTCCGGCTTCCCGATGAGGTCATTTTCCGAATGATCCACCGGGGGCGCGGCATTCTGTTTTTTGCGTAACCTAGCGAAATAAGGACGATGTATTATTTCGTCGTAAACTTATCCAACAGCCCAGGCGCGACCTTTTCAACAGTGCGTCCGACGACATAGCCGCCAAGGCCGATTTTCATAAGGTCGTACAGGCTGAGATATTCCGCCTCGCTCATACCGGGGGCGGTCCACCCCAGCCACCGGGCCACGATCAGGGCAACGAACGTCAACATTGTCAAGGGACGCCAGTTTGCCGCTAACCAATGTTGGGACGCGGCCTCCGTGTTGATAATCCCCGCCGCCGCCTTGCCGATTTCGGCGGATTGCTTTTGAAGTTCCGCCATGATTTCGAGTTTCGCCATATCCCGCTTTTCGGTATCGGGGAACAGGCGGTCGATGACTTGCCCGACGACGGGCATGACGGCGCTTATGATTGGTAACATTATGCGTATGTCCAAACCCAAGGCCGGGGCAGGCCGTTTACATTCTCGCAATCGTCAAGATGGATAAAGCGCTTCTCATACGGGCCGTGCTGCTTGACGCCGATCCCGACGAAGCCGAACCGGGGCGCGGCCTGGACAACCTTGAATGCACGCTCACCGGAAACAGCAATATCAA